AAACGTTTACTACCCATAAAGAATAAGTCTGCCGGTTTTCCAAGAAGTATAAAAGCATCAAAGAAAAATGCACATATCGTCAATAAAAATCCAAGAGGAATCACGGTTAATAAGAGTAAACGACCTACAGAATTATAGTTATCCCCTGCGGCTATGTTTGCAATAACTCCAATAGGAAGTGTAAGAGTGTAGAGTACAAACCACCAGGGACTAGGTTCTTCACTTGTTTCTTTGGATGTTTGACCTTCTTCTAACCACATTCCTTTAGCAAGACCTAGAGCTCCCCAAGGATGACCAAGGCCGTAGGTGTTAAGTCCACTCGTATTCAAGCCACCTGAACTGGATAATTGTACAAGATCATAGAACCAAGGATATCCTAGTAAAAAGATATTCGCAATGAAAAAGAGTATTGCTGTTTGAGGACTACGTAAGAGAAGATGGTGAATACCAAATAATCCAAAAAAGAGTGTAAACCACCACATGCCTGATTGCGTGTATTGGCGTTCTTTCCAAAAGTCAATGCGTGTATGTGAAACGGCTGGGAATTCCATCCACGCTGCTAACTTCACACAAGAACATAGTTGTATATAATAAATCCGGAGTGTATTTCAAGTTTCAAATCCTTGCGGAAAACATATATGGTCAAAGAAATTATTCATTTTCTTTCCGAATTTATCAAAGTCCAGAATCATCACGTAATTGTTTGGTTGTACATATAGTTCAAAATCCCATGCAGAATAGCCAGAATTCCACAAGTATTTCCACAATTGTTGAAGTTCTTTTATTAGGGCTGCAATGTACTGGGGACTATAGGATGAATATGTAGTAGGGTCACCGAGCCATATGGGGGTATCTGTGTTGATTTCTTGCATAAGATAGTGTTTTGGATTATCTGCATCATAGTAAAGTTTAGGAGTCTTTAGAATTTTATAGGTTTTTAGACAGTCATATATGATTCTATGAATCTTTCGTTGTTCTAAGGTTGTTAAGCCAGCTGACCTTCGTTTCTGCTTCTTTTGTATAATTCCAGGTTTCCAACGTTCGATAGTACTACTTGTGCCTTCTTGTATTTGCATTTGTATTTGTATTTTGTGTAAAAGGGGTTGTCTTTGTGTCTGGTTTCATCTTTTAGTTTTTAGATTCGGAAGAGGAGGCCACCGAAACCATCAACCACACGTAAGATATTGTGATTGAGGCCATAGACACGTACATTTGCAGGTCCACGTGGCGGAATTACAGTAGTGTTCATTTCAAGCTGTAGAGTGATTGTATCAATGCGACTAGCATTCATACTTCCACTCGGCTGTACATTCTCAGGCTCTAGAGCAAAACTATAACTATAAATAAAGTCATCAATAGGAATCACAGTGTGGAATTGAAAAGGCTGTACGAGACGGAAGTAGTCTGCATTACGAATATCGAACCGGTCGTAACCTTCTATACGCAGAAGTGCCGTATTAATCAGATTCTGATATCCTTGTCTTGATATATCACCTATAGCCAAATTTGTATAATTGAACCATTGATGAGCATTCACAGCAGCATCTCTTTGAATTAACCAGTATATTTCACGTAGAGGATGGTTAAATTCCATGGGAACTTGTACAATTGATGAATTTGGGTCAATCGAGATACTTGGTGTATATTGCACTTGTTCAATCAAGTATTCATGCGAATTCGCAACAAAGCGACGGCGCTCGTCAATATCTAAGTGAATATAATCACCGTACATGATGAGGCTTGTTATGGATGCAGAATTCACTGTCTGATCACAAGGATTTGCAAGAGGGTTATCGCGAATAAACATTTGTTGGAGAGGACGCAAAGTAATATTAATACGAATCGGATGATATTGAAGAGCTAGGAGAGGCAGGGCAAGACCAGGATTCTTGCAAAACCAGAAACGTAGAGGGATATAGAGATATAGGGGTCCATACAATCTCGCTGATGAAGAGGGTGCATTACCTTGACTTGCACCGGTAGTCTTTCCTATCATATTGTTCCAGCCTTGGCGTTTATCTTCTGTAACTGTCAAGTTTGACCAGAGTTCCATCCATTCGCCCGTCTGTTTATCAATTTCTTGCTCACCGATTTCGATACTTACTTCTTGAATGAGGGAGTGACCTACAGAATTTGAGTAAGAAAGGGAATTACCTGTTACAGAGTCATAAATAGCCGGAAGTTGTACTTCTAACATTAGTCTTCCTAGCAAGTCTCCTTTTCTGGGCAAGAGTACAGTAATTCTCCGCCCGAAATCGGGTTGACTGTCAAAGGGAATGGTGAGAGATTCAATAGCAAAATTCGTATATCTGCGGTACACCATTTTAAACCATGTGACTTGTGGATTACCGGTCAGATACACATCTTGTTTTCCTTGGGCGACCAATTGTAATAATCCTCCCCCTTGAGTCATCTTGTTGTTTCTGCCATATTAAGGAGGATATAATATTCGCACAATGAATAAGAATGAGTGGTAGCAATGCCCTTATACTTCGAACAGTATATGCATTAAATTCAAATACAGGTAAGTTTTTGAGCAGTGGACAGATACTTCTAACAGATGGACTAGGAGGGACGTTTTGGACAAGTGCACTCTCTTCTTTGAGTATTGATGGAGGATCTATTATGAATAATCTGCCATCAACTATTTCAACCTTTACTGCAGAGATATATCAAAATACAAGTTATTTTGTTGGACTATCATCCATGTCGACAGACATGTATACGGCCATATCATCACTTAGTACGGCAATAACTTTAACCGTACAATCAAACATTAATAATTTAAATGGAGTTTCGTCAAATGCTTTTAACAGTACAATTACTGGCCTTGGTGGAATAGGTTGGGCAAGTACGAGTTGGGTATATGCAACCATAAGTAGTGCAAATGCTAGTGGACAAGTCTCTGATAGCAGTGTAAGCACAATTGCTTCAGGCCTGAGCAGTTTCGGAATTTATCCTTTGAGCACTCTGAATACTTTTAATACTTCATCGTTTATAGGTCTAGGTAGTATAGGATATGTAAGTTCCTATACTTTATTCAGCAGTTTAGAAGGTCTGGGGGCTTTTGGATATGTTACGAATTCAACATTCACAAGTAGTATTACAGGTTTGGGAAGTTCTGGTTATGTAAGTACTCAGACTATTGCAAGTACCGTTACTAGTTTAGGAAGTCTTGGATATATAAGTACTCAGAGTCTTCAAAGTAGTATTGCAGGACTCGGTTCGTTTGGATATATAAGTGCCGCAACTCTTTGTAACTATGTAACTCAAGGATTTTCTACCCTAATCACTACAAGTACCATTACTGGCCTCGGTTCATTCGGATATGTTAGTACATCGGCTTTAGTAAGTACGTCACTTGGAATACAACAAAGGAATCCAGACATCCGCTTTGACACTACTACGTCAGTGACCACAATTGGCAGTTATAATACTTTTGTAAATGCAGGGACTGTAATTTATATTTCCACTTTTCTGAAAAGTTCTATTTCTTATTCTGGAACTGCGAGTGGCGTACAAATTGCAGGAAGGTTGATACCCCCCTATGATATGACCTTTTCAACAGCATCCATAGACTTTACTCCATTTCGCCCTTATATTAATAGTAATTCTCGAATTACTTTGGATATATTTCCTACTCTTGCCTTTACAAAGTTAGCAACGGGTGCTACGAATGTTGCTATACTGCCTATATCCTCCTTTATACAACAAGGAAACAATAGGATTTTTACAACAACCGTTACATCATTCTTATATGCTGGGAATACACGTGTGAGTTTAGAGAATGGAACGTATGTTGATGCTTCCAATGTATGCACAACTCCCACTACTTTGCAACTTCCTCCTGGGACTGTAAGTAATTATTCACAGCCTTATAATCTAGTACATTACATGCCGAATAGTATAAACAATGCAGGATTTCAGAATGCCTTGCATAGTACTTTAGTAACTCCGTACTTTTCTGCCAAGGGATCAATCTATGTATCGGTGCAAAATATGGCTTGAAGCGATTTATGCAAATATATAATGCAAATGTGTAAAATAGTTTTCATTTTTGCATTATATACTGTGAAGAAGTTCATGGGTTAACGTAACTTATTCCATATATTTTTGAAGAGGGCTGCGTATTCATGGGCTTTTTTGGTGGCATGATTCTCTTTTACTTTCTTAGTACGTCTGGTTTTCGCGCCTCCTGATGCTGGGGGTGTGATAGGGGCATAGGCGGGGGAAGGCTCATTAGCCGAAGGCTCATTAGCTATAGGCTCAGGGATACGGATTGGTTCTGGTTTGGCTTTTGCTGCTGCAGCAGCAGGGGCAGCAGAGGCAGGTGTCTTCTTCACTCTCGCCGTCTCCTTTCTATGAAGTCTTCCTGCATTCCCTAGAGGACGTAAGAATTCTTGAGGTACTTCCATGTCTACATATGTAAATAAGTCAGCCAAGACAGGATAATGATTAAAAATAATAGCGCGTTTTACAGTTAGACCCTTGTCCAGAGCATATGGCTCCATAAAGTGTTCAGGTAGAAAGTTGCGGAATGTTAGCATATACCGCATAGCTCTGTCCTCTGCTTGTCTTGTGTTCAAGGGCATTAATAAAGAACGATAGAGAGATGTTTGAATTTGTAGGGATTTCGGAACAACCTTGTCAAGGGCAAAGAATCCTGTACGACTGTCAAACGTAAGTTTGCACTGTCCATAGTAAGGTAAGTCAATTCCATCCGTCTTCATACGTTGCATAAATGTATGGACGTGGTTCAGAATTACTTGTTGTGCAGAAACTGTGTTAAAGGAGTTAGGCTTGATGCTTAGGCGATCATAGCTGAAGTAGCCATTTACCATGTCCACGGTACCTTCTTTCGTAAATGCGGCAATAGGCAGATAATTGAGATTGTTATTGGCGGCTTCTCTCTCCAGCAGTTTCATAGCAGCGGCATTGGTCGGGCATTCACGCTGGAAGGGTCTCTTGCCCTTGTGCTTACGATAAGGATAGAGAGCGATTTCTGGGAATCCTGCTTTTTTAGAGTCGTCTGTGTAAGTCCAAGCCAGAGCCTTCTTTCCTTCACCGGGTATTTGGGCGTTTAGAGAACGGAGAAAGGGTGCCATTGACGATGTAGAAATTTTGGCATTTCGGCTTTTGTCCTTAGGACGAATGGAGTCTTGATTGGCTATGGCCATCCATCCGCGAGTTGAAGAACGGAGTTGGTACTCTGGAAGTAGGCAATTATCGTAGTATTTTTCTACCTTCTCTTTAGGAGTTTCAGGATGGCAGTCATAATCGGGACCTGAGAAAGAATCGCAGCGTTGCCAGGGTGCAGTTCCTGAATATGCATTCGCTTTGCCACGAGCGAATGGAGAAGGACTTATACAAGCTACCACTGTAACAGGATTCACGAGTACGACGGCTTGCATCATTGTATAAGTCTTGCCGACGTCGTGAACGCCGAATGCGACGTAGGGAAACGGATAGAAAAATACATTATGAGTGGGAGAAAGACATACATTTTCGGAACCTTCAGGAGTTCCGAGAAAGTCACGGTAAAAATACCGTATGTCTTCGCCTTTTGTGGGATTCGGGATTTTCAGACCACGAAATAATAGGGTTCCTGCGGGAAGAGTGACTAGGGGTAGGTCAATAGTCTGTGCTTTACCTTGTGAATTTATATAATCCTCTTTTACATTTGTTATCTGAATGTAAAAGGGCACGGATACGGGCACGGACACGGACACAGGTTCGGATACTGGCTGTGCCATCTAGTATAGGCGATTATTTCTCCTTTTTCTTTGCCTTTGCCTTTGCCTGCTTCTATTATTATTTTCCTCATTGAGGATATTGAATATTCTGGGTCTGGGGCGTTTTCTAGTAGTATTTTGACGAGGAGGTGCAAAAGGGGTTGTTTGTTGAGGTGGGGTAGCGAAGCTTCTGGGGATTGGGGGAGGGGGGCGTTGAGGGGTTGTGTACCCCCTAGGGGCTTTGGGTTCGCTGCGATTCCTTTCTTCGTAGATTCTTCGTAGGGTATTGTTGTTAGGTAAGACGAGGCGGTTTCTTGTGTTATTTTTGTTTTTATTTTTATTTGTAGAAACGCGGGAAACAATTCCTATGGGTTCTAGGAATTCGTTCAAGACTTCTACACAGTCTTCTGGCGTTCCACCATTTTCTAGAAAATTATCAAAGACTTCGCGGAGTTTATGTACAGACTCAGGAAGAATCTCTTCCCAGTTCATTCTTATTTTTGGAGCGATTATTTTTGTTTGGTTTTATACAAATGTGGCATTCATAGAAGGTGCAATATCACGTTGATAAGAGGCATAGAAACCTTCTATGGAGGCACGGAAATTCGCACTAGGAAAGAAGGCGATAGGGCGAATGGAACGAATATGAGCCATAGCTTGTTCGGGTGTCATATTTCTTGTAGCCATGAGGAAGAGTGCTATACACGCAGCCGAACGTTGCATACCTGCTGCGCAGTGTACAAGAATTGGTTGACCAGTCTTATATTCACGAGTGATCTTATAGACAACTTCGTAAGACCATAATTCTAAGTTACGGATTTCCTCAGCTTCAAGATTATCGTCGATAGGCACACGATATTTACGTTGAATGGATGGGACGAAGGGAATATCTTTCGTGCAATTAAATACGCAACGAATCTGTCTTTCACCGAGCCATCGTTGGTCTAGCGCGGCTTTACGATTTCCTAGCCAAAGGCCAGGGATGATTTCATCAGCTGGGTTTGAAGGAGGAAGGTTCATACTTCTTCTAGTTTAGTTAGAGGGTTTGGAACTTAGACCTACAAAGCTACTGACTTTGGATATGAGAGACCCGTAAGAATTCGCTAAGGTTAGCAATACATTTGTCTGGCCGTCCAACGTTGACTGTTGACATAGTTTGATGGTTTGTAGTGAGGATATAGAAGTTTGGTAACCTTCTACCGATGATATGAGTTTTTGAGTAGCTCCATAATGTGATAAGAAGATTTGGTCAAAGTTCAAGTTCATGATGCTACTGTTCATAGATTCGTCGAATGTGCTGAAAATCGACTTGGGGAAAGTGGAATAGACTTCTTGAGCGATAAATCCTATCTGGGTTTTGTCAATCTTTGATGCTGCGTAAGAAGGAATGTAGGTGAAACGGCGTAAGGGGAGTTGTTTCACATTGCAATAGCAGAGCGTCAAATCAGCAGAAGAAATATCTTGTTTAGCATTACTATCAGATGTTAAAAAGTTGCCGTTACATAATACACCTGTAGTTACAAATAAAGTCGATATAGTTATTGCATCTGAATAAAACAATTCACTAGTTGATATCTTATAGGATAGTATATTCGAACCTTGAACATTACCTGTAAGGTCTCGTATTGTATCTACAAAGAATCCTGGTGTAGTTGTATCGGTTTGAGTACCTGATGCATTGAAGATAATAGAACTTGCCGATTGGCTGCTCACACCTGCTAAAGCACCGAAGGCAATGGCATACGATGCTTGAATATTTTGACCGGCACCAGGACCGATGGCTATTGAGTTAGCGCCTTGTAGAGTTGAACCTGCACGGAAACCAATGGCGATAGAGTTTGTGCTTTGATTGGCAAACCCTGCTAAAGAACCTATCGCAATAGCGGAATTCATTTGTGTTGAGAATCCTGCTCTGTAACCAATGGCAATTGCATTCGAACTTTGTGTTGAAACTCCTGCTTGGTAGCCTATAGCAATTGCGTTTGTACTTTGTCCATAGGATCCTGCGTCGTAACCAATAGCAATAGTACTTGAACCTTGGAATAAATATCCTGCGTAGTAGCCTATACCTATGGAATTTATCGTGGACGTAACAAAAGTACTAACCCTATTTAAAGGCCCTCCACCTCCAGTATTATATCCTAGGTAGATTGAATTTGAACCCATATTATATCCTGAAAGTGGACTTATAGCAATTGAATGTGATTGATAAGTATAAGAATTTGTGAAAGATGATGCAAATTCTACAATCATTGCGCCTGCGTTACACCCAATATTTATAGAAAATGATGTATTAACTACAAAAGCATTACTAATAGCCCCTCCTTGACAAAAATTGTTGATACCTATTGCATGTTCTACATTTGAACACCTTAATGCACAATACCCGATAGCAATTGAACCATATGATATGTTATTAAAAGCCTGACCCGAACCAATACCTGCGTAAAATCCAATACCTATGGCGTAAGGCCTTCCGTAATTACAACAAGTATTGAGAGGACAGCCTGCATTAAGTCCAATATATATACAATAGTCTGGACCATTAGGAGCGTTAAAAGTAACAAATGGGCCAATAGAATTACCTGTCAAACATTCACCTAAGGAAACTCCATAATTACCGGTGTGATTTATACAATAATTACAAGTTGCCCGATAATTAGTAAAACATATAGAATTTGATGCAGTACTTCCTGTTATACTTGTGACGCCTTGTATACTTATACCATATTCATTAGTATCTCCTCCATCTATACTAATACCATAATTTTTTAAAGTTTGAGCACTAATACTTACCAAAGAAATAGAATAAATACCAGAAACTTCTTGTCCTGCTCCCCCTGCCAAAGCTATCGAATAATTTGACATGTTTAATGAACGATTAGCATAAGACGTACGAATACAAGTAACATAATCGTTGACGGGGGCGGTGGGGGCGGCGCCGCTAAAAAATATTGAATAATTACCTATAGTAAGAGTTGTATCCTTCCCAGACATAAACAGACAAGACCCAGTATTCGCAGCTAGAATACCTGTCGTGTTTGTATTATTAATTATAATAGCATTATCTCCAGACGCTGAATTTGAACCAATCTGAATACACCCTGTAGACTGATTTGAATACCCTGCACCAAAACCTATAGCAATTGAATTCGTACTCTGATTCAAAAATCCTGCTTGACGACCTATAGCAATTGCCGAATTTTGTTGACTTCTATATCCTG